TTTCCTGCAGTCTGTGTCTTCTCTTACGCATACGTCCACCTCCACCTTCTACCCTCTTTCCCTACACGACGCTCTTCCGATCTGTACCCATAGGTCGGGGTCAGGTCCGCTAGGATGGATGCCGCTGGGCTTTCCGTTATCCCATACCTGTAGGGCAATGTTTCGGGTTGAGTAGGCTAAGTCATCGAACTTACACTCCGCTGAGAATAGCAAGTTTCCTATAAGTGGTACGTCCACGCGAAACTGTAGGTCATGCTGCGTGCTTGACGACTTCCAAGCTTCGATGTTGTCCTGTTTGTTTAGATAACCAATAATCTTCTTCTCAAAGGCTTCACCTTGAGCAAGCTTCGCACCGAAGCTCGTAGCATACTGCCTAGTATTGGTTCTGTACAAATTATTCAAAATAAAGCCTTAATTGTTTTGTAATGCTCATTAAATATAGGGTCAGTGAGTAGGGCGGTTGCGTTTTTCTTACCGTGCATAATACTAGTGTGGTCTCTATTAAACCGTTCACCTAGCTCTGGCGTTGATGCCCCAGTTAGCTCAGCTGCGAGGAGATATGTGAGGTGGCGCCATTTCACGAGACTTTTGCTCCGGCTGTACCCCAATAGTATGTTGATATCCATTTGCACATAGTTAGCTACTTTTCTGGCAACGTCATACGCCGATATTGCGTGGGGGATATCTCGACTATCTTCGAGCCTAAATACAGTGCCTCGACTAACTTCTTCTTCAACCTGTAAACGTCCGTCTTGTAACCTTTTACGTCCTCGATAACTGTGCATCCTTTTGCTCCATTTCTGCCGTCTGTGTTTTTATCTATGTATCTAAAGTCTGCGAGGTAATCGCATATCTTCTTGCCATTAATTTCGCATCGTATGCGTGGTTGCAGCTCTAAATGTGTGATTTCCTTGGCCTCAAACCGAGGTTTGAGAGTAAACCAATAGTGCTTGGCTTCTGCCTGGCTATCAAACTTGTGACCATCTAGCTCGACCTTTTTATTACCAAACTTACTCCGCACGTTGCAGCCTCTTTTTTTCATCAACTGCCATTAAAAATGTCTCATCGTCCTTAACGTCCAAGACACTCTTTAATAATAGGTCCAGGGTAACATTAACGTGGCGACGCTCTTGCTTTGCACGCTCCTCAAGGGCTTCTTTAACCCGTGGAGATATTCTACAAAAGAGTGTTACGACTGCCATTTTTCCTCAATACATTAGCTTCTGTACAAAACAGATAGCACACTGATAGCTATATAAATAGGTGAAAATGTAGTGAACAACGTCTTTTTTTATCAAAAGCCTTGTATTCTTGTGTTAAACCTATATGTATGTGTGAACAAACAGTGGATAGACAGTGAAAGGAGACATAATGTATAAAAAAGAATCAGAATTACCAAAGTTACCGTCTGAGGAATTTCATCAGACATATATTGAGCATCATATGAAAGAACATTTAGACCACGGGAAAAGACATTACGGTAAATATGCTGCCTATCTTCGTGTGTCCACTGATATGCAGGATGTAGAAGGCCAAGAATTTGCCATTAAAGAATACCTAAACGGCGGTGAGCATGACGTTCGCTGGTTTGTGGATGACGGTGTCAGCTCTGGTGCCAGAATGGATAAACGCCAAGGCTTACAAGACGCTCTAAAGTATTGCCGGAAGCACGATGCAACGCTTATTATATACGACATCAGTCGGTTGTCGCGGAAAGTTTGGGAGTCTTTAAAGTTTTTAGAACAAGAAGTTACACGGGCTAAGTTAAAGTTTGTGATTGTTAAAAGTCCTCGGTACACAAAGCAATCTATTATGCTTGAGTCAATGATGGCCGAGATGCAGCGTGATTCCATCCGTGAGAAAACACAAAACAAGTTTAAGCATATGAAAGCTGTACTAGCCGAGCAGGGGGTTTATAAAACCTCAACGGGCAAGTTAATTAAGAAACTGGGCAACCCTAACATTAAAAATGTTAGCAAGCAGGGCGGTGCAGCTGTCGCAAAACAAGCCGACACACGCGCTCAGTTTGTTGGGCCAGTAATAAAAAAGATGCGCGAAGACCGGCATATGACCTGGAGAGCAATCGCCACAGAACTAAACAAGCTCGGCGTTTCGTCACCAGGCAGTCAAAAATCACAAGAAGGAAATAGTAAAGATAGTATCTGGCATGGTTCCACAGCTCGAAATCTTTACCTAAGATGGGAGAAGCAGCAATGAGTGAATTTGGAAAAGAATATAAAGTACAAACAAAATTAAACATTAAGGATTATTTACTTGAAGGCAATAATCTACACGTTGATAAGGTGGCTGTCCCTTGTTCGGAGCCTTTAAGCGTTGAGCGAGCGCAGGAAACGACCGATTATTTCGTAAGTTATGATGATGGCGGAGTGAATTCTGCCTATTCTTATATTAAAAAAAGCATTGAAGATAGAGCTAATCATTACAAACTGCCCGATGGAAAAGCTCCAACGTTTTTTAATGAGATGTTGAGATATTCTTTCTTAAAATCTAGTTTAATACGGGATTTGGAAAAAATGAACAACATCCAAGAAACCGGTTTGGAGGAAGAATGGTGGTCATCAACCCTCGTTCGTTTTTCTGCGTGGATTAGTTTATGCCTTGCTCACCTAGACAACAAAGTTGTTACTTGTGACCAACTAAGTTGTATCACGGATAAAACTTTAGAGAGTTCGAGAAAGTGCCTCCGAGAAGCGGAACAGAGGGGGTATGTTACGAGTGAACTCGTCGATGGAGTCCGATGCTACAAAACAAATATTAGCACTGTAAACATGTACTATAAGAGGATTAGGTCGGAGATACAGCGTTGTTCGACGGAAAGCTTAATACGCGAAACGACATTTAAGAGTTTTGTTGCGTACGAGGATGAATTTGTTAAAGCTTTTAACCCTAAAAACGGCGATTAGCACCAACTAAGTTGGTTTCAGATACAACTAAAGTTTAGTTTACAGCTTAAAATTTATTATTTACATTTGTGAACAGGGAGTAAACAGAAAATGTATAAACGGGGAAAATTACGCAAGCGAACGAACAGCACACTTCGTGCAATTCAAAATGGTTCCATTCGTTTTAAGCGTCGTATCGATATGCAAATGTGGCATCCCGAACATCTAGGGCAAACATTAGAGATACTGGAAACCCTAGTAACAAAACTAAGACAAGTACATAAAACTAATCACCAACTATCACACGTTGATAAGGTGTGGAACGCACAAAATGCGATTGTCGAAGCCAACATGAGATGCCAAAGAGTATTGCCCAGAGACCCACGGGTTCGAGGAGCTGAATTTGGCAGCTACACCGACCGTGGCTGGACCGAGACAAATGGGCATGATGCGCTTGCAGCGAGGGACGATTTAAGGGATGTATAAACCCTTAACGTATACGTCTAGGTTCTTGTATGTTTTGGTTTAGGTACTGTACAACGCGAAATAACGCTTAGACTGCATTAAGGCAGGGGCGTAACTCTTTGAAAGGAAAAGAGACATGAAAAGAAAAAAGGTAAAACCAGGCATACCATTGTCCTATAATATATATTATCTTAGTAATTACTGTAGGTCAGTTCTGACAGGACAGTCTGTACAGTCTGTACTGTATATACTGTATTATCGTTATTTTACAAACAGTTACAGAAAATTTAATTTCCAAGCCCTCGGAGACCTGTTTGGAATTGCCATTATTTTTGGCTTAATCTGGTTTATTGCGTGGGGAATGTGTGGCCTCAATGACAGCTGTTCAGCTGCTTATTTAGGGGGGTCTAACTAATGCCAAAATTAACAAGAACCGGTTATGAAATCGGCAGTAGTGAGGCCGGAGCAATTATTCTTCACGCAACCGCTTTTCAATCAAGAGAAGAGGTATTGGATATGCACAAGAAAGCGCTTGCTGGCGTTGAAACTGTAGACGAGAAAGTGTTTAGCAAAAATGCACTTCGTCGCGGTACTCACCTTGAACACAGCGTAGCAGCATGGGCAGCTGAAGAACTATTTGCTGTACATGGAGTTACTGCTAAAATGTGGGAACCTACCAAAGCGTATCAACGCAAAGACCTTCGCATTGCGTCCTCAGTTGACCGTATTATTGAGTTAGCATCACCATTATATATTCCTGGTGGTGATGGAAATGACTTCGAGTTATCGGGGGAAGGTATCTGTGAGATAAAAACAGATTTCTATCACACAAACAAAATCAAACCCGAATGGGCTGTCCAGGTTGCTCACCAAATGATTTGCACGAACCACAAGTGGGGTCTTATTATTTGTATGAGCCAAAAAGGTAAGCTGCATTATTATCCTGTTAAGCGTGATGAGAAGTTTGATGCTGTTCTTATTGATGCCTACAAGGAGTTCTGGTCTTTGGTTGATACTGATAGTGAGTATCCACCCTCTGCGACCACAAAGAATGAGCCAGAGGCTTTTGAATTAGCCGATGTTGCTCCAGAGCAAGTGGCTGGGGTCCAAGAGATTTGCCAAGATTATTTGCAAGCTAACGCTGAAAGCAACAGATGGCGTAAGGTGAAAGAGGAAATCAAAGACAACTTAATCGACCTTCTGGACGGTATGTCTGTTGAAAAACTACGGCTATCTGGCTTTGAGATAACAAGTAAGTCTGTCCTCAAAGATAAAAAGGAGTACGTCAACACCGGCGAGAAGTATGAAAGCCAATCCTTCAGCATTAAAGAGGTGAGCCATGAGTAAGTTAACTATATTAGAGCCTAAAAATTTAGATGAGGCTATGCGATTTGCTGAGATGCTCTCTAAGTCTGGAATGGTTCCATCTGCTTTCCAAGGTAAACCAGCCAATGTTCTAGTCGCTATACAGTGGGGCTATGAGCTGAGCCTGGCACCGATGCAAGCGTTGCAGAATATCTCTGTTATTAATGGTAAACCGTCAATCTGGGGAGACTCTATGCTTGCTTTAGTAAAAGCGCATCCAGCTTTCCGGGGTATTTCTGAAACAATAGAGGGCGAAGTGGCAAGCTGCGAGGTCAAAAGAGAGATGAGTAACGGTGAGATTGAAACAACCGTTGGTACTTTTTCGATTGATGAGGCTAAACGTGCTGGTCTTTTAGGCAAGGCAGGGCCCTGGAAGACGTATCCTCAGCGAATGTTGAAGCTACGAGCTAGAGGTTTTGCTCTGCGTGATAGCTTTCCTGATGCCATTAAGGGGCTAATTACCACTGAGGAAGCGACAGATTACCCTGCGGAATCGGGTACACCGCCAGAAAAGCCCGTAGAGAAGCCTGTAATACCAGTTGAAGCAAATACTCCAACTAAGATACTTGCCGCGCTCAGTGAGTCTAAAACGGAGTCTGTTGAGGTTGATAGCCAGGTTTATGTGTTTCATGTACCTGGCAGGGAGTCTACTGAGTTTAACGACGAGCTAGGTTTTATCGATGCGTA